TAGCGGACCTGAAGAACGAAATCGAGAAGCTAAAAGACTTCGAGCGCCTAAACGGATCAACCGAGCGCACGAATAAGGACATTCTAAACGCTTGCGGCCAGCTCGAACAGTTGCGCGATCAGCGTAGCCAGCTCCAGCACTCATAATGAGATAGCCTAACGACCAGTTTAAGCCCACGGCCACTGTCTCTTTTCGAGGCGTGGCCTTTTTCCGTTTATACTATCAGCATGAGATTTCTTTTAGAGCGCTTGAATGGGAAGGTCCCGAAGGGGAGAACCCGTTCACCACATTGGCGAAAGGTTAGGGCACGTCATATATTGGCGAATCCTTTCTGTGCCTTCTGTGGAGGAAGGCGAAAGCTAGAAGTACACCACGTAGTACCCTTTCACGTTGACCCAAGCAGAGAGCTTGACCCGACCAACTTGATGACCCTATGCGAAGCCAAGAAGGGCGGCTTAACTTGCCACCTATTCGTGGGACACCTCGGGAACTACCGGAAGACCAACCGATACGTTCACGACTTTATCCAGTACCTCAAATCGAAGCTACAGGACAAAGACTTCCAGTAACCCCAGCACTCGAATTGATTTGCCAGAGATGATACCAGCCATGCAGACTCCGATATAGCCGTTTCGACGTAGAAACGAAGGAGCATCGTGGAGTTCCAACTTGATACAAAGGCCATCGTCACTATAGCGACCGCAGCGAGCACAGCCGCAGTTGCAGTATGGGCATGGATGAAACGACGAGCACGAAGGCTCAATCACAAAGCCAAAGCCAAAGCCCTGCTGCCCATTACGCAACAGACCGGGGGAGCTGAATGAGATTCCTTGGAACCAAGAGTTCGCTACCGTTATCGAAGGCTATAACCATTCTCTCAGGCGACGATTGCTCGCACTTCGCAGTACACTTTGAAGCCCTCGGCCTCGTACTGCATTCAAACTTGGTCGGGATTCATTGTGACCTTGACGACATATTCTTTTCAGACAAGGTCAAAGTCGTTCACGACATAAAAATAGATATGGGCTTAGTCCAAGAAGTGAAGGCACTCCGAGAGTTCCAAAAGAATTTAAAAGCCAGAGTTCAAGAGCGCAAGTCAGGCTACGACATGGGCGCATTGTTCTATCAAGGATGGGCGTTAGTCCTTTGGCGCTTATTCAAGAAACCAATACCTCAGAAGAACGAGTGGGCGAACCGAGATCGTTTCTTATGTACCGAGCTTTACGATATGTTACCGGATTGGATATACCCAGTGGTTTTAGAGTTTGAGGATATGGGGATGGTCCGACCAAGTCAGATGTTTGCATTTTGGGGATCACGTAAACCAGTATGAGCGCTAAAGATTTAAGTTCACTACTCTCACTCCCAGTGGTCGAAGAAATGATGCTTCGAACCGACCTCGCGTACTTCGCAGAGAAGAAACTAGGGATGGAAATTTCCAACCACCACGTAGCATGGTCAAAGCTCGTAGCAAAACACAAGCGCTTAGCGATCAACGCCCCCAGAGATCACGGCAAGAGCTACATGTTTTCGTTCGCGTATGTAATCTGGCGCTTGTATTACAAGTGGGTGCCAACGGGTATGGACGCAAACTTCAAGTCCATTCCTAAAATCTCATTGGGTTATATTTTCTCAGCCACTCAAGATCAGACCATAGCGTTCTTAGAGATCGTAAAGAACGAAATAGAGAGCAACCCGTTACTTGCGCACCTAGTACCGGAGAAGAAAGAGATGTGGTCTAAGACCGAAATCAAATGCGCAAACGGAGCAATGGTCAGAGCAAGAGGATGGGGAGTTAGAGTACGGGGTGCCCATCCAGCGTGGGTAGTTTGCGACGATGTACTAAACGATGAAACTATTTACTCAGAGACCCAACGTAAAAAACAAATCGACTACTTCTACTCAGCCGTTACACCAATGGTTATCCCAGGCGGGCAAATAGCTATCGTGGGAACACCATTCCACCAACAGGACTTGTATCAGGACTTAGCGCGTAACCGCACGTATGTATTCAAGGCGTACCCAGCACTCGATGATAAGGACCGACCGCTATGGCCGACCAGATACTCAAAGGAAATGCTCCTCGAGAAGAAAGACGAAGTCGGGAGCACGCGGTTCACACGAGAGTACCTATGCGTTCCGATATCAGATGAGTCGAGCTTATTCCCAGATGCTATCATTCGTGATTGTTTCGACCCAAGCTTCGAAATGCCAACCCGCCTCAACCAAGAGGACCGCAAGCAGTTGCAGGTATTCACAGGGGTAGACTTAGCCTTAAGCTCAACAGTGGGAGCCGATTTCACCGTGATCACGACCATCGGGGTAGACGAGTTCAAGAACAGGTGGATATTAGATATCAGGCGCAAGAAGGGCTTGAGCATGAGTGACCAGCTCAGAGAGATAGAAGACGTACACAGAAACTTCAAGCCGCTTAAAATCTTAATCGAGAACAACGCCTTCCAACGAGTCTTCGCAGACGAGCTAGTGAGAACAACCGACTTGCCAGTTGAGGGGTTCACGACGACCGCGCACGCAAAGAATAACTTAGAGCGCGGAGTACCTAGCTTGCAGATTTTATTTGAGAATAAGAAGTTCGTGATAGGTCGCAAGACAGACCGCGACCGTAGGATGACAGACCCATTGGTACACGAGCTGAAATGCTTCACATGGAGCAATGGCAAGCTCCAGGGCTTAGGCTCGCACGATGATTGCGTAATGAGTCTGTGGATAGCAACGGAGGCTTCAAATTCATACAGCTTCAGCTTCACGTTCACTTAGCATCACACGAGCGGAGTTTTCAGCTCGCCTCTTACAGTGGTTGAATCTTATGTTAGACGATGAAACCAAGCGTTCACTCCAAGGTCCGACGCTAAGAATCATTATTGATTCGATAGCAGAATTTTATATGGAAGAGCGAGCAAAGATGCTCGAGGACCTAGAGAAACAGCTCACACGCCCGACCGTTTTGCCAGAAGACTCAAGCGAACGAAACGACTTCATGGACGCACTACTGAAATTGTAGTTGCCTGTTTATGATTTTAGGTTTGCAATCAATTTTATGACGGGACGTATCCTTTGGTTCGACGTTAAAAAAGGTTTTGGGTTTATCAAGTCAGATGAAGGCGGAGACGTTTTCGTTCACTACTCAAAGATTCTAGCAGAGCCGGGGGAGTTCCGAGTGCTCGACGAAGGCGACGCGGTTGAGTTCGAGTTATTCTTTGCAGACAGAGGCGACGGTCAGAAGAAGCCACAAGCAAAAGCCGTAAAGGTTTTGGAGGCCATCAAGCGATGATCGACTTATACTTTCTTGCAGTTGTTCTGGTACTACCATTCTCAGTAATCCTCGGCGTGCTCATTGGCATGAGGTATGCCAAGTGAGTCCTGATATCGTTAGGTGGATTAAAATCGTGGTCCTTCGTACGCTGAAGGAAAAGAACTTAACCCGCCTAGATATCTCAACCCTCGTATCAGCCGGAATGCTTGGCTATGTTCAAACGCTTAAAAGATTCGACCCAGGCAGAGGGGTAAAGTTTAAGACCTTCGCAGAGTACCGAATCAAGGGTGCAGTTTTAGACGAAGTAAGAAAGATGATAGGCGACGAGCGATGTAAGACCAGACGCCCGCGCAAGGTTGACGACTACGACTTCGAAAGCGCTTCGGACCAAGGCAACACTCAGATGTGTATGCAATCCCAAATGGACCTCGAATGCTTCTTCAACCACGTACCGCTAAGCGAGCGCGAAATAGATATCCTTAAGTGTCGCTTCTTCGGAATGAACTTAAGAGAGATATCAGGCCGCTTTGGATTCTCTGAGTCACGAGCTTCCCAACTACTCGCAAAGATAAAGAAGATCGTCTACACCTACTACCGAGAAGAGCAAGGCTTAGACTTGCATATTACTGCGCACATTTGTCCTGCATGCGAAGGGGAGACAATCGTAGCTGACGGGGTAATAGATTTCCGATGCGATTGCTGCGACGAGAAACTAACGATTGAACACGGCAATCCGATAGTGGCCCAACACTCGGACTCCGGTGGGGATTTGTTTGACGATGAAGAAACACACGCAGCGCACTGACATTCGTGAAATAGCAACCCTACTGGATGATTCAATTCAGAAGGGATTCGCACTTGAGCAATACGCCGATCTTTTTGATAAAGCCGAAGGCGACTTATTTAAAAGTTTGTCGCATGACCCGTTCAACCCTCACGAAATGGGACCGGACTCTCCGTATCATAATCCTTACCAACAACTATCTGACGGGAGCTACGCTCCAGACGAAAAGCTTGCAGAGCGAGACATTCTCACTCAGCGCTTTTACAAACTTGCAGGCCAAGAGTCAGAGCGCAGAGCAGAGCGAATGCACCAAGAGTTACAGCAATCAATCCAACGAAGGTTCCGAGGACTCGCAAAGTCTATCGACAGCGACTTGTTCAAAGGTGGATTGCCCATTGGTACAGAGCACACGTATGCAGATGGTCAGAAATACAAAAAGGTGGCAGAAGGCAAATGGACTCTTGTTGGAGCGCGAGAAAAGGGTGGAATCGCTGAGAAACTTAATCACGAGTCTCCAAAGATCAGGGCACAAGCTCACCACGAGTTAGAACGTCATGCGAATGCGAGCGATGGTGTTAAGGGCGAACTTGATAAACGTAATCAAGCAGCGAGCCTAAAAGAAGAGGTCACGCACCACGTTCGTAAAGAAGTCTTAGGCCACGTCCACGATGCTATGTCTAAAATGTACGGCGGCAAGCTCCCACCTGAAATATCTAATCACTTAAAGCAAGCGGCCAACGGTCCAGCCAACGACGGACCTAATAAAATTAAAGAAGGCTTAGGCGAGGGGATCAAGTTCGCTGACCAGCCAGAGCAGAACAACAAGGGTGAAAAAGAACACTACGTCGAAGTAGAGTTCTCGCACGG